ATAACAGCAACATGAACTTCGTCGTGTGAGATGTAACGATCAGCAGCAAATGCGGATGTTTTTGGACGAGGACCGATTGCCTTAAAGGTAAGACCAGTTGAACCAATAGCAGTTGCGTTCCAATCAGAATCTGTCCATGCTGCTACAGTAGCACCACCGCCTGCGGTTGGAGCTGCTGTTCCCTGAACAACGGTAAAGTTATTTGCGTCAATAACGCTGTAAACTTCGTGAGCAACAGTTGCGTTATCAGTAAAGGTTCCGCCTACTGATAGACCATGTGCCGTTTTTGTGATCTTGTAATCAGGTCCACGATCAACAATCACTACTCTGTAGTTGTTGCCTTCTGCTCCTGCGTAACGAGCAGCAAATTTTTCTGATGTTACACCAGCATCAAATGTTTCTTTTGATGCGATGAGAACGCCAGTTCCAGTTTTTGTTGCGTTTAGAACTCCAGTGGTAGCACGAACTGCGGCTAGTTGTCCGCCATAGCGAAGGAATTCTGCTGCTACTAACCAGTCAGCAGCGTTTCCGTCAACTGGTGTGCCGAAAGTATCAATCAGCTCTCTTTCGGTAGATACGTTTACGATTTTGCCTACGGGTCCAGTGCGGAATGTTGATGCAAAAGCAGCACGAATTGCGAGTGCTCCTGTAACAACTGCATTGGATAAATCACGTTCCTTAATAACAACACCAGGCGAGACTTGACTTGCCATTTGTTTACCTCTTAGATATCAAATTTATCTAAATCTATTTAGAAATTACTAATGTTCAGAGGGGGAAACAATGCATGAACACTCTACCAATCTGGATATGACCATTTTGTGTTGTCTTGTTTTCTTGCTTCTAAAATTCTTTTCACAGTACATGCCTTACACTCATACGAATAAGCTGATGGAAATGGTCTTTTGTTTTTACGGATGAGATAAAAATCAGTCAGGAGATCTTTCTCTTTATTGCACGTTCTACATCTTCTTTCTTTGAAGATAAGGTGCTCTAGACTAAACTGATCTTCTAAGTCCATCAGTAGTTCCACATGTAACTTACTTCCTCTTGAGTATTTCCATACTCCCACAAAGATCCGTCACCATCAATAAAACTATCATCACCAAGTCCGTCATCAATAAATCCAAATGGTGCCATGTCTTGCTCAATCTGATTACGCTGCTCTTCATAGATACGACGGCGAACATCTTGATCTGTCATCTCTTTGAAGTATTCTTGCATGACTAACCACGCAAAAAGAACAAGACACATCACAAGGTCATCGTGGTATCCTTCGTCAGCTTCCCACGCCATTTTCTTTTGAATGAATGTGGTGAGTTCTTGTAGGATTTCAAAATCATTGAAAGTAAGCTTGTCTTCTTCAATGATTGCCTTGAGATTAGCGCAACCCAATTTCTTGACTGTCACACTCATCTTCACACCAAGTTGAGTTTTAGTTCCAGAGAAACCAGTTCCAACAATTTGTCCTGCTCTACCACGCATGGCACACATTAGAACATTTGGATACTCCAGATCATAGTTCAGCGTAGCAGCAATACTGTCACCAATATCATTGACCTCTACAAGAATGTATGGTAAATTATATTGCTTGGCTACTTGTAAGATGACCGAGGGAAACAGTACAGGTTTAATTTCATTATTTCTGTACTTTGCCACGACCTTATACGGCAGTGTGGTGATATCAAACACGACGAAAGCACTATAGTCGCCACCAATTCCTCTGGCAACATCCACAGTAATAATGTATTCGTGATTATCTTGTACTCTTTCGTAGATATCAAGTCCTGCATTGCTAAGTATTGGATCGTTGAATGGTATGTTTTGAAGTTTGGCTGGACTGATAAGTGTATCAGCAGAACCAAGGAAGTCGCATTCAAATTCTTGTGCGAACTGTCTGGCAGAAGTATTTTTGAGTGTCTCTTCTTTCCACTTGGCATCTCTACCAGGAACCTGAGACCAATGAACCTCATTCATTACATAACCATTCTTGCCGTTCTTAGCATCAATCCACATCTTGTAGAAGTGGTTCATGCCGTTGGGCGTTGAAATGATTATGACTTTCGTGCTCTTACCAGAAGTAATAGTAGGATAAACAGAGGCAAAGAATTGCTCTGCCACATGGTTTGGAACGAAAGCGAATTCGTCGAGGAACAAGATATTGAACGACATGCCTCGGACAGCACTCGCAGATGTAGAAGATGCCAAAATCTTTGATCCGTTTTCGAGTTCGACATTACCTTTGTTCCATACTAAAACACCATGCTGCATCCATTTTGGTAGGTTCTCATAAGCAAGTTGAAGCCTGCTCAGGAGTTCCCTAGATGTTGAAGCTTTGTTAGCCAGAATGCCAATATTAACGCTATCAAAGAATATTGCGTAATAAAGCAAATAAGCAACAACCGTAGTGGATTTTCCAGTTTGTCTTGGGAGCTTTGCGATGTTGAACCTGTTTTCATGGAAGTCCTGTAAAATCTTCTTCTGGAAATCATACATCTCAAATGGCACCAAGCCTTCATCAAGTGAGATAATCTTGATATAATTTTCAGCAAAATATACTGGATCACTCTTACACTTGATCCATTCATTCACCTGCTTCTTTGTAAATTGTATTTGGGTTCCCGCTTTCTTTAGATTGGGATTACCCAAATACACATCAGTACCAGCTGCCACAACAAAACCTAGTCACTACTTGATATTTATGCTGGGTGGTCTTCTTCCAACTCTTTCAATCTCTTCTCCCAGGTGACACCACCTTCTTTACCACGACAAGGATTGATACAAGTATCATCTCCAAGTTTGTTACATACTAACCCCGCCAGGTCAAGTTCGTTGCCTGGCTTGTTTGTTCCCGTCCAGTAGTGCTGATCGTTGATCCAATTAGCACCACACTTAGGGCAGGTCTTCGTGTTCATTTTCGTAATTTGCGAGGAACTTTTTGAAATCGGTTGTATCTCTCACAAGTTGCCTCTTGAGTTTCCAACCCATCCACTTCATCTGAACTCTGACAAATGCGTAACGCAATTGAAGATCAGCATAAGCAAAGAGTTTCATAGTTTCATCAACCCCAGCATATGCTACTAGGATCGCAAAAAACACAACGATAAAATAAGTCCCGTACATATGTAACTCTCTGCTACATTTATTATAAGCTATGTAGCAGAAAATAGTGTTACAATATATTACAATTTGATAAGTGTTGCTTTACAATGGTATAAATTACTGCTTTCTTTTAGCATCCAGTTCAGCAAAGTTCTTGACTTTAGTACCACCATCATAGTTCCAGGCATACCCTTCAGCAATCATTTGATTGTTGAGAGATGTTACTTCGCTGTTGATAAACAGATGTCCAATGATACGACCATACTTCTCTGTGCTGTCTGGAAGTTCGGTCTTGATGATAATATCTTTGGCACCTTCTAATCTGTGCTTGAGCCATTCTTTTGCTTCAAGTCCGTATTTCTTTTCGTTGGCGTCTGCTGTGCGACTTTCAGGAGTATCCACACCAGCCAACCTAATACGTTTAGTGAGGCTGATGTCAAAACCCAAGTCAATATCAGCATCAATAGTGTCTCCATCTACCACCTTCAAAACTGATTTGATACGGTAGATATAAGGGTCTTTAGTGTCTGTCATGGTTTTTCATCTCTTCGTTAGCCATCCGTAATATGTAGTAGATGATATACAAAACGAAGATTAGACCGATACCGAGTATTGTTACTACTCCCCAGGGAAAGTCATGTATCATTTTTGTGCTTGTTGTAGATGTATTGTATGCCCATGATAGGAACTACAATTACGCCAAATCCACAAAGTCCCAACCAGATCTTACTACCTGCTAGAAATTCTACTAGATGAAATAACATATTCATGTTGGTAAAATCTGTCTTGGTTGTTCGCCTCTAAACAATGGTGAAGTAATCACCTCATACTTCAGATACACTACAGTATCTATCATCCACCAGAACATGATGGTACAAAGTATGACTGATAGAACGAACGAAGCTAGACCTAAAATGAAACTGGGTCTTGGTTTGTGACGATAATAGTTGATCACGCCAAGTGCCATGATCAGTAGTAAAACTTCATATGTGATAAAATTATAGTAGCTCATTGTGGGTATGCGTGTGTAAGTCCCCAATAAACAAAAAGTGCTATGCTAGAAAATACAAGCACAGCACTGATAAGAGTATTAGTCATCGTCTGTAGAATATTGTTCAAGATAAGTTTTGAGTGTCTTTACTAGTTCGTCATACTGGTCCCACATATACTCTGAACCAGTTGAGTTTTTGTAAAGTTCGCAGGCAAGAATAAGTCGTGTAATGTCTTCTTCTTTCAGTCGCATTTCCATAGTAGAAATCTCAAAACTAATTATAACGATGGTAAATTTTTTGGCAGTTTTTTGTCAGCAATTCCACGCACGAAGCGATTTGTTGATCCTGCTGTCTGGATCTCTGGCAGTTTTCTTACTGGTGAGCTTTGATTTCATGCCCTTCATTCTGGCACAAAATGACGCCCTGCGGGGATTTCCAACCTTCTTTGAAGGTGCTTTGAGGTCGCTTCCAGGATGAGATTTCTCGTAAGATTTTCTACCTTTTTCGTTGAGACCACCATTTTTGTTCTGTCCTGCCTTACGGGTCCAAGCAGCACCTTCCTCTAACTCAAAGTGATCGGAAAGGTCTGCCTCTTCTTTCTTTACAGATTTGATGGGAACAGCGAAACGATCCCATGCTTTCTCACCATAGGAACATTCTTTTCTCGTCTCTGGTTTTTGACAGAGCTGACAAAACTTTTTTTCTTCTTTCTCTTTCTTCTCTTCATAAACTACTGCTTCATCTTTACCTGCCATGTAGTTGGCACAGGTAAGGATGTTCTCGGTAGCAAGAGTGACTTTTGCTTGAACCCATGCTGGGACCTGCATATCATCAGATGTGATCTGTGCTCTCAAAAGTTCTACAGATCTCTCAATGGTTTCAAGTTGGTTCTTGATCATGCCACCTTCGCTGTCTAGCATCTTGCCCATAGCGATGGGGATATGATCCTCCTTTACTTTTTTCTTGGAAATAGCAATCGCAGCTTGTTGCTTCCAACTTGCTGCTTCCTTCATCTCTTTGTAAGTTTTCTTCTTACCGTTTTTCCATTCTTGTTTGAGTTGCTTTTCCATTGGTAGTAAGTGCTTATAGTAATCTGGAAATTCCATAATGTGTTGAAGAGCAATACCGTATGCTTCTTCGTGGGTAGTAACATGCTCACGTTCTACCGTGGATCCAATCTCTGCTTGACGTGTGACGTAATCAACAGATACTTTATGTTTTCTAGCAATCTCTTGCTCGGTAGGAACTTTCTTATTCATGAGATATATGAAACTGGTGTTGCGCTTACATCAGTTCCAGCATCAACCTTGAGTTTTTGTGTTGCTCCTTTACGGACAACTAGTTGAAATCCTGGATTGACAACTAATGTTGCCACGACAGTTGTTCCATCGTTTTCTGTAAGAGATACAGTTCTGCCAGTATTACCACCAGCATCATGAACAACCAATACTTCTACAGCATTGCCGATCACATTTGCGGTTGTTGATAACACCACTGCTGATCCAAGAAGCCTTACTCTCATTTTCCTTTACCGTTTATTGAATATTTATCTTCGATGATATTCTGGGTAATCACGTTACAAGGAACCCTTACAGATTGAACATCCACATATCTCATATAATCAATCTGACAAACATTGGGTCCAACTTCAGTCATGCCAACAATTACAAATGCGATCAAATTCATTTCTTTTTACCACCATTCTTTGCTTTCTTGGCAGTAGCATTACCTTGGTTTTGCTTAGAACCGTTAGATCCTTTCTTGCCTTTGTTGGGTGACTTTGCCATTGATTGAACTGTGAGACAATAAGATATTTATCTTTTGCCACCGCCCATCTGCTTTAGCATCTTCTGTAGTTCAGTTGTGCTGCCTACAAACATGGCGTTGTTAGTCACGTTGGTAACCTTCTTATTCTCAGCATCGAGGTCCTTCATCTTCTTCTGAAGATCCACAAGCTTGTCAGTCATGTCTGCTACCTGCTTCATGGCATTCACAGCGACTTCATATGCTCTAGGGTGTCCGCTCTCCTGAGCGACCTCTAAGGCGCCTTGTACCGCCTCCTGACCCTTGCTGATGAGGCTGTATAGCTCCCCTCTGGTATATTCGTAGTCCTTGATCTTATCTTCTGTGCCAGAAGGGTTTG